CTGAGAGTATCCCCAGCCGCTGGATATCTCCGCCGCGTTGATGGCGCGGACGCGCACCAGGTAGCGCCCTGCATAGATGCCCGGCACTTCAAACGACGTGGTTGAACTGCGCGGCACGTTCACCCAGTTCCCGTCGTTGCGGCGCCACTGCGCTTCATACGCGATCGCGTTCGGTGCGGGGTTCCAGCTGGCGCGCATCGTTTCAATGCTGATGCCCTGATTCACCACGGAGTAAGAGCCTATGGTGATGTTTTCCGGCGCAAACTGGCTGCCCGGCGGGATCACGCTTACCGGACGCTGGTCAATGATGGCGCCGGTATCGATGCGGGCATACTTATCCGGATCGTGAAACGCGCCTGAGATAGTAAATGTGCCGTCGTTGTTGTCGCTGACACTCACCACCCGGTACTGCTGGGCATAAAGTTCATCAGACTCCACTACCCAGACGCTTTCCGCCTGCGGTATTTCCCCGTAAGCGATACTGACCGTAACGGCCTGACCGTTGATCGCCTGGATTGTTCTGGCCTGTGACGCGCCGGAAGGAAGATTGAGAATAAGGCGATCGCCCGGCTTTGCATCCGGCACGCGGTCGAGGTTGATCACGCGCCCGTTAACCGAACTGATGCGGCCGCCAGTGACTTTACCGGACAGCATTTCGTCAGCAACAGCAATGATATAGCCGGGCTGCGGGATATTACCGTCCAGGCCCACCGAAAAGGTGACGATGCGGTCTTTGTTGTTGGTCAGGATCCCCCAGCGCCCCTTGCGGTTTGCTTCACTCTGCCGGGTGCAGCCAATCGCAGTCATCTCAAGCTGGTTGAAACCGTAGCGTGCAACCAGTGGCTGTTCAAATACCGGCTCCATGGCGTCGGCGTAGCCGTTAGCCGGGTCGGAATAAGAGACCAGCGCTGTGGTGTAACGGGTTTTGGTCGTGCTGCTCGAGTAAACGAATTCACCGTTTACGACGCTGGCGCGGGTGTAGCTGTAATCAATATCGCGTGGCATGTCTGCCAGCGCCACGATCTGGTTGCCGCCCCAGTAGGTCATGCCCCGAAAGATAGCCGCAAAGTCCCGCAGCACGGTATAAGCCTCGTTACGGTCCTGCACATAAACGTTACAGGTATAACGTGGCTCCAGGCCATTTCCGCCCTTTCCATCCGGTACCAGTTGATCGCAGTACTGTGCCACCTGGTACAGCGTCCACTTATCGATATTGGCCGCCGTCAGCCGGTGGCCCAGGCCAAAGCGGTCGGCGACCACGATATCGTAAAAAATCCACGCAGGGTTATCTGTCCAGGCCCATTTAAACCCGCCCGTCCAGGTGCCGTTATAGGCGCGTGTCAGCGGATCATAATTATCGGGTACACGGATCACGCGCATCGCCGGTTCACAGGAAATCTGCGGAATGCTGCCGTTGAACTGGCTGGAGTCAAACTCGATGTACAGCAGCGCGGTGTTCGGGTAACGCAGCTTGGCGTCGATCACTTCCGTGTAACTCTGCAGCGTCATGGTGTCGCCAGTTTTTGCGCTGTTGGCATCCGGCGTCAGTTTGCGAAGCCGCAATGTCCAGGTGCTGCCCCCACGCGGCAGGTCAATACGGTGACTGCGCTCGTAACCCGTGGTGGTTTTTCCGGTTACAGCCGTACTGATAACAGTCTGCCACGCTCCACCATTCGTCTGCAGGTCAACCGCATAGGCAACCGAATTGCCCACCAGATCCCCGTTATCCAGCTGCTGGTAAAGTGACGGCCATTTGATGCGCAGGCGAACCGCAGACAACTGTGTGTTGGTAAACGTGCGCGTCCAGGCTGTGGCACCTGAAACTTCCGTGCCGACACTGATTTCGTTTTCAGAACCAGGCATACCCTGAATATAGGGCTGCGCCTGGGTACCGGGACGGAAATCCCAGGCGACGCCGGAAAAGTTACGGGAGCCGTCCGGGTTTTCAATCGGGGTACCATCCAGAAAAATATTTCGCCCTGTCAACCCACCAGCAAACTCCCCCTCGCCCAGGGCGATAAGGATTTTCGCTTTTGCCACCGACTGGAGATCGTCCGGTTGTTCCGTGGGCGTGCGCTGTCTGGAGCCGCCGCCTTTGCGCCCTTTGATAAGTTCTGCCATGTTGCGCCCATAAAAAAACCGCCAGGCGGCGGTGACTGTGAGGAAATAATCAGGAGGGTTATTGCTGATCTTCGACGTAAATTCCGGCGGAAATAATCGCGCCGCCAATACGACGTTTTCCGTATCCAATTGGAACGGGATACCCCTGCGCGGCTGTATTTGTCACACCGCCGAACGCATATGATGCGCGATTATCGGCGTCCTGTTTGCTGGCGAGGCCTACTGTCTGTGGAGACAACATCTGGACTACACCTCCTAGCATCATGGCTGCACCAATTTTCATGGCGGCGGGTCCCCAAGCTGCACCTCCCCATGCCTGCCCAATCGTCACCCCTAAAGCCCCAACAACAACAAGAACTGCACCTAAAATTGTCTGAAGCATTCCCGCTTTTTTACTTCCTATTACGACTGGAACTATACGAATAACTTCACCCGTAAGAGGAAATCCAAGATCCTCTTTTGCAATGTTTTTCTTTCCTCTGAAAACGGCATAAGTGAGCCCACGAATGCGGCTTGTATTAAGATATTTCTCGAAGCCATCAATCGTTTTTGATAGGGCATTAATAGATTCAGCTGTTGTTCTTATTAATCGATAATGAATCTTTCCAAAATTCTTACCAAGAACTCCCCCCAGCTCTATTCTAGTCATAACTTCTTGCATATTCCCTCCAATAAAAAAGCCACTTTAAGTGGCTTTAAAGTATACCTATGACTAAATACAGGAGCGTGCTGCGCTCCCCCATGGGTCACCTATTCCTTTACTGGCAGCGTATACCGTCACATCAGAGCCGCCATTTGCGTTCTCTTGGATGAGAGCCATAGATAGCATGCCGAAGAGATCATCCGCTGCTGAAATTCTATAACCAGATTCAGTTTCGATACTTATCGCTTGAGGATGTAGATCTTGCCATTTAGGTGATAAGCATTTATTTAATTGAGCTGCATTTTTTGTTGAATGACCAGAAAAGATAGGGGCTCCTTTCTGTAAAGAAGAAGCGCTACAGCCTAACAAGCTAAACAAAGAAATAAATATAATAGATTTTTTCATATCCCTATCCTCTTTTGGGTTCCGGAAAGGTTAGCACAGAGACTTATGGCGTAAAATCTTCATTGTACGTTCCATCCAGTAACCACCGTATGGCACCCGCTGGCTCAGGTGCCCGTAAAGATGATGCAATAACATGTTTCCTTCCAGCAATACTCCGGCGTGATTCCACTTATTCGACTGAACCTGCATGATCACCACGTCACCCGGCTGCGGCGCACCGGTAAACTCCCGGAACCCGCATTCGTGCCAGTTATCCTGGTAAAAGTTATCCGGGTATCGATCTTCCCACCAGGGGTAATCCACCCGGTAATCCGCCAGCTCAATGCCGCATTTCTGGCGGAAATAACTCATAACCAGACCCCAGCAATCGTAAACGCCCAGCACGAACGGGCGCTCCAGGAGTGGAATTTCCCCCCGCGGCATAATGGTCCGTAAATCACCTTCCGGCCAGCTGACGATATGCCAGGGCAGCGCCGTCACATCACACTGCGCCTTATCCAGTTCGCTCGGCTGTGTGGTGGCGTCGGGATGACTGTGCACGATGGCGGTGACCGTGCCCCACTCTTCCGCCGTGGCGTAATCCTCCGGTGAAAGGTGGAAATGTTCAGTGGGTTCAGTTGCGAGATTGCGACACGGGAAATATTTTTCCACCCTGCTTTTCTGCGCCACCACCCCGCAACACTCCCGCGGGTATTCTGATTCAGCGTGGGCAATGATGGCCTCAATGGTCTTCTTGCGCATGTCAGCTCCGGATCAAAGAAGTGCCCGGGAAGCCGCCGAACGGCAGCTCGTTACCTTCACCGAACCGCAGTTTGCAGGCGGTCAGTGTGCCGTTGCATTCATCGCGGGACGGGTCATCCACGGGATTATTGTTTTTGTCGAAATAGCGCGTCCCGGCGTAATCACAGCCATCACCGGTACGGTATTTGTTACGGATACACCAGGTGCAGAGGGAGTGAAGCTGGCGTGTCGGGATCATCAGCCCCTGCAAATCCATCGGGCTGGATAACGCAAACTCTACCACCTCGTTGGTTTCAGAGGTTTTCGCGTCGATATACCAGACCTGCAGTTTTTCCTGCGTGGCATCTGCGGTCGGGTTTCCGCCGGGAAAGTTACGTGCGTCAAGGTATTGCGCCAGCGTGTCATGGATCGAGACCTTCGCCTGCAGCATATCGTCATACGCCAGGCACAGCGCCGTGATAGAACCATCAAGGTTGGCAACACGAAGGACAGGCTGCGCACTTTCGCCACCCGTCGATTTTTCTATTCCCTCAATCTCGCACGGCCAGGCCTTATATTCCAGACCCTGCCACCAGATGCTTTTTGCTGCCAGTTTTGATTCATTACCGCCGGCGGCAAGTATTTCAGCTTCAGAATGGGGAATGCTGTGACTGTGGAAGCGCATTACCTCCCCCACGCCGAATGCCGTGCCGTCGACAGAAAAAAGCCGGACTGTATCGCCCGGCTCGAGTTTCTGGTAATCGCTGTTAATCATGGTGCAAAAGCCTGTTCAAAGGTTGCAGTAATTGTCATTACCGTTTTGCTCTTTATGACCTTCTGAAGGCTGTCAGTCTCAACCCGCCATAAGGCGAGCTCCCCAAATGGCGGCTTAAACGAAAAGGATTTGGTTTTATGTCGCCGTAGAAAAGCATAAATCTGCAGGCCCAGATCTGGTCGCCCGGTAAAGGAATATTCGTAGGTCAGGGTCTCGCTGTTCAGCCCTGAGCCGCTAACCTGCGTATAACCTTCGCCAAACTGAACCTTGCGGATCGTGTCGGTGCTTTTGGTTGTGGGCTGACTGGCCGACTGAATCGACCAGGGAAAAGTTTCGATAGCCATGATTTATCTGCCTCTGGTTGCGTTCCAGATCAGGCCGCCAGGACGCACTGCTTTAGCAATGCCATCATTAACAGCCTGCGTAATGACCTGCTGGTAAGCCCGCCCGAGCTGGTCTCCGGGAGGTTGCTTCGCTTCATTTTGCGGGGAGGTGACGGAAACAGGCGCATAGACGCTGACACCAAAAGGCGCGGCGACGGCTGTTGACCCACCACCGACAAGACCACCCGAAGCGTAACCCCGCATCAGGTTATAGAGATTGCCCACACCGAGGCGGCTGGTTGCTTCTTTGGTAAATACGAACTCACCCCGGTGAACCACCCCTGCAGGCTCGTATTTCCCCCCGGATCCTGTGTAACCGCCGGTGGCAAAGCCCATTGCAGTCGTGGCCGAATTCACCATTCCCACCAGCGCCTGCTTCATCAGTATTTGGGTAAGCATGGACATAATTGATCGCGTAAAATCTGACCAGCTTGCTTTACCGTTAGTGAGCATTGCTGCCATGTTTTCACTGATACCGTCAAACGCGGTAGAGGCTAATGATTCCATCTGGCCGTACGCGTCAGAAGCTGAATCAACATAGTTAGCCCATGCGGTTCGTGCCCCTGCCTGCCAGTTACCGCGTAACTCATCCTGAGCCGCGTAAAAATTCCTGAGCGACTCCAGCTCCTGCCGGTACCCTTCGTCCGTTTCCGTACCCCCTGCATTTTTCCAGCCCTGCAGCAGTTGTGCTTCTTCCAGACGGCGCTGCGTTTTACGGCTACTCAGCCCGGTACTTTCCGTCAGTGCCCGGGTTTTTTCACCCATCTGCGTCGTATATTTCTGCGCCCTGTCCTGTAGGTTATTGAGGCGCTCCTGAATGGAGATCTGATCACCCAGGCGGGCATTGATTTCAGCCTGCGCCAGTATCTGCTCTTTATTGCTGAGCAGGGACTTTTCGTCAGCCGTCAGTGCGCGGGTTTTCGCGGCCTGCTCCAGAACCGAGAACCTGGCCTGTTCTTTCCAGAGGTTCTGTCTCTGCTGGCTGATGGTGTCATTCAGACCACGGTGCTGACGCAACACCTCCAGCTGTGTCTGGAGTTCGAGTGTTTGAGCGCTGATCGAATCTGACGCTTTAATACCACCAGGCGTGGTGGTTTTGGCGGGCTTTTTAAGGGAGCTCTCATATTCCTTTTTCGCTGCAGCCATCAGGGTGTTGTAGCTTCCCTGAAGGATGCGCCCTTCCTGCAGGGCCTTGTTCAGTTCCTTCTGTTTTGTGGTGTATTTGTCCAGCGCGGACTGGGTTTTCTCATAACTGGCCTGCGCCTGTGTGGCATATTTCAGTCTGTCCCGCTCGGCAACAGACTGAGCTTCAGCGCTTTCTGCGGACACAGTCTGCAGATCGGCCTGAAGCTGTGCCGCCTGTAAACTGATACGGGTACGGTCCAGCACTTTCTGATACTGATTGCGCATCGCGTCAGACACGCCCGGTCCGGTCGCGAATTTATTGAAGTTGTTCTGGGCGATATCGAACTGCTGCTGCGCCTTTTTAAGCAACTCTGCACCGGTATCAGGGCGACCGATATCAAGGATTTTGTCCCACATCGACTTAAAGGCGTCGCCGACTGTGTTTGCCGCACGCTCCAGCGTGCCCATATTGCCTTCAATGGCACGGGTCTGGCGTTCAAAACCTTCAGTCGCCGCGTCGTTTGCAGCTTTCAGTGCGCCTGCAGCATCGCCGGAGCGCTGGATCTGTGCCACATGCTCAATCTGTTCAGCCGTCACGTTATGAAACTGCTGCGCCATGGCAATCAGGCCGGATGTGGGATCGCTGGTCAGTTTTCCGAACGCCCTGGCCACATCCTCAATCTCGAGACCGCTTTTGTCCGCGAACTCAGTAATGCTCACTGAAAGACGCTCGAAATTAGCGCCTGCAGCAACACCAGCATTTACCAGAGCCGTTAACGTCCCGGCGGCAGCCGAGAAGGTAATCCCGGCGCTGGCGGCGGCTTTACTCACCATCAGCATTCTTTCGGCAGTCAGGCCAGCAGTATTGCCGGAAAGCACCAGTGTTTTATTGAAATCGGAGAGCTGTGAATTACTGCGGTACCAGGAATACAGCATCAGCCCGGCTGTAACCGCAACAGCAGCCAGCGCCACATTAAACGGCGTGATAAATCCGCGTGCTCTGCCAAGATTCTCTGCAGCATCGGAGGCGTTATTAAAACTCTCCGCAAGTTCACCCGCGCTGTCGCTCGCTTCATCCGTGGATTTCTGCACATCACCACTAAAGCCGAAGAGCGCATCGCGCAGCGCCTGAAACATTGGCCCAAAGCCGCCGAAACTGTCTTTCACCTGCCCGCCCTGCTGAAGCAGGATCAGGAACGGAGACTGGCCACCGGCCAGCTGCGTGGCAATATCGGTAAACTGAGCCGGCAGCATTCGTACAGCATTACTGTATGCTCCCACTGACATACCTGCGCGCCGTGCTGCGGCTTCCTGCCGGTTAAACGCCCGATCCACCTGGTCGGCGGCAGCGGTTGCAGCCTTACCCAGTTCGCTGAGTTTCTTTCCGCTGTAAGCCAGTTGCTCATTAAATTTTGGCGAATTCAGATCGAGATTAACGATCAGGTCACCCACCGGCTGGGCCATAGCGCACTCCTCCTAGACTTTCAGCAACAGACATCATGGTGTTGTCATCCTGTTCGGTAACCAAATCAGGGGGATTAAGAAGACTGAAGCTGGCGGGAGTCAGCTCCGTGTCCTTACACATGAGGGAAATAATAAGATGGCTCAGGCGGGAAAAATGAACATCCTGCAGATCGTTTTCGAAATACTGTTCGCGGTAGAAACGCCCCCACTCAGCCAGTTCTGAAGATGACATGCCGGCAAGCATCTGGCGCCAGTCCGGGCGTCGAAATTCCCTCGCCAGCTTCATGACAAAATTCAGCTCGCCGGCGAGGACTTTTCCGCATCAGGCGCTTCAGCTTCTTCCTGTACCCCGGCATTTACTGGCGACTCCTCCGGCAACATATCTGACAGCATTTTCACGAACCGATCGGCGGCACCGATCATGTTGATCGGCCAGCCGGACAGAATGTCCTGATGCAGTTTTTCAACATCGCCTTTAGCGGGGTCGGCCTGCCAGAGCGACATCGCAACAAGTCGGGCGCCGAGGCGAATATTTTGCTCCACCAGAAGTGGGTAAAGCGTTTTCTCGTCAGCATCTTCCGGCAGTTCTTTTTCTGCACTGGCAATAAACTGCAGGTGCTCAATACGCTGTAAAGCAGACAGCTCAAACAGGGTAATTTCCTGATCAGCATACTTAAACAGGCCAGACTTCAGGTACTTTGACATATTGACTCCGTAAAAGGGGCTTGCGCCCCATGGTTCAGGAAACGGTGACTTTACAGATTGCAATGAACTGGCCGTCACTGGTCATCACCACGATGTCCGCCTGGCCAGCGGCCACGCCCTTAACGGTCAGGACATTGCCAGCCACAGTTACAGTCGCTTTCGCACGGTCGGAAGACGAAGCCAGGAAAGTTTTATCGGTCGCACCAGCCGGGTTAACCGTGACATTCAGTGAATCGGAAGCATTTACCGCCAGCGCAAGCGTGGTTTTGCTCAGCGTCACGCCGGTCACCAAAGTAACGGGGGTTCGGGTCTCTTCCGCCAGGCTTGGCTTGCCGTTGTTACTGATCTTCACGCTGCGGGTAATCACTTCTTTTGCCGGAATGGTTTTACCCAGGCTGCTGATCCAGCCCTTAAACACATCAACCGTACCGTTGGGGAATTTAATTTTGTAGGCGCGCACATCACCTGCATAGAACCAGTCAACCAGCCCCTGCTGCCCGGATTCACCCGGTTTCCAGGCCAGCACAAAGCTGGTTTCGCCAGCGGACTTTTCTCCCTGTGCGGTGTTCGTCCAGTCTGCGTTGGGATCGTCAAGATAAGTATCGTCATAAGACTCCGCCGTCAGTTCCCCCGGCGTCAGTTCTTTAACCTTTGCCGTGCGCGTCCAGTCCGTGTCAGAAAGTGGGTTGGCATAGGGATCGCCGGAACCGGTGTACACCCAGAACGTGGTGCCTGCGCCTTTGACGGGTTCAAGAGGGTTTGGTGTTGGCATAATTTCCTCACATCACATAAGAGATAGAATATTGCAGGTCCGCCGAGCCCCACGTCGCCATTTCGTCATCGCGCTGGTAGTCGTAGCCCCGGGCAGACATGGTTTCGAGAACGCCGGAAAGCGTGGGAATGCTGGCCATGACCGGATAAATGTTATTTTCCATCCATTCATCCAGTGCCGAATCGGTGTCATCCCCTTTCAGAAATACTTCGATATGCAGCGTCGCTCGCCACATATCTTCGTCAACGGATTCGCCGGAAGACTCTGCATCGGTGAGATAAACAGCGACCGCCGGCAGATCCTGCGCGTCCAGTACGGACGGACGTCCATCAAACCAGGCCACCGCCTGAGCATTACCGGCTTTCAGGGCGTCAAGCACAGCTTTACGAATCAAAGGGTGTTTCATTTGGTGACTATCAGCCTCAGTTGGTTGCGAAGCGCGGCGGCCATTTCTTTAGCCAAATCGGTTTCGGTCAGCCGCTTACTTTCTTCCTTAAACGCCGTGGTTAAGGGTACTGCCAGCGGGATACTGACCACCTCAACCGGATATCGCGCCCTGGTGGTGCGGCGAAGCACATGCCAGCGCCCGTTTTTCAGTTGCTGAATGAAACCGCCGGGAAAAGAAAACTTACCGATACGCAGCACACTGCCGGCACCGGATACGTCACGCCTGCGGCGGGAAAGCCTGACGCTGGCGACGCCCAGTTTGATGGCGGGAAGATTTCCGCGGTTAACCCGGATGGTAGCCATCGGTTTGCGGATGGTGGCTTTCTTCAGGCGGGCACGCTGGTTAACCAGCTTCCTGGGTACTTTCGTCTGTCCCGCAACGCGCCGGGTGCTGTGGCTGACCGCCCGCACGGCCACGCGGTTAACTGCCTGAGAAGATGCGCGCGGTACCGCTGTTTTACTGATGCTTTCAAGATTGGCGATGGCCTGCTCCAGACCTTTGATGGACATGCTGCCCCCTTACTCAATCCAGATTTGCGGCTTTCCGTTGAACGTTTGCTGACGGGTAATTTTGTACGTCTCACCCTTCCAGATGACGACATCATGCCGGTGCGGTTTCAGTGACTCCGAAAACACAACGAGGGACAGACCTTCACCGGCTACCGGCCCCATTTCAGCCAGGAACTGGCTTTCTATAGCGTCATACCCCGTGCCATTAATCAGCACACGCTCTCCCATCTGCCGGACAGTGGCGGCATCCATGCGCGCCACCATTTGCCGGAAACGGTTAGCCATTCAGCCTTACCGCGACTGAAGTGGTATTCGCGCCGGCAGCTTCCCAGGCTTTGCCGGCTGGTACCGCTCCGGTCGCATCCAGCTGGATTTTTCCGCCTTTGATATATACCGCCTTACCCTGGGCGATATCATCTGCGGCCAGCTTGGGCAGGATCACGACACCGGTCGTGCGCCCGTCGCCGGTTTCACCGGGTGCGATATCAACGATTGCCACTGCGACAACGTCACTGATTACAACGGGCGCGCCACTGAGGATTGCGGAAGCGCCACTGTTAGTGATGGCGATGGTATTGCCATCCTGAAGATAATTTTTCATGCAAGTCTCCACGGCCCCTTGCGGAGCCGATTTTCAGACATAAAAAAAGCCCTGACGGGCCACGGGAACTACAGGGGTGAGATTATTTCCCGGAGGATTTGACCAGACCGCGGTAATCGAGCGGCGCCACACCCGCGTCAATACGCACCTTGGTGGCCACACCGTCTGTCGTGAAACCCTCCTGCTGATCGATGTACGGCGTATCGACGCCGTTCAGGTAGGCAACCTCAATGGTGTCGCTGCCTTTTCTGGCGGCCAGGTACCACGCTGCCGGGTCAGCATCATCAAGACGGGGCTCAGAAATGATTTCTGCAAAGTTCCGGATCGGGTTTTCGATACCGGCGTTGACGTCGGCGCCCTTAACGCTGGCAGACTTAATGGTCTGGCTGGCTAAAGTTTCAAGTACCGTCGGTACCAGCACGTAAGCCGGGCGAATGTTAAGCGAGCGTTCCCCTTCTTTCTGTACACGCATCAGCTGGCGCGCCTTATCAAGGCTGGTGACATCGATAGCGCCGGTTGAGAGGTTTTTGTGATCGGCACTGAACAGTGCCTTACCGTCTGACAGTTTCGGGTTTTCAATCAGTACCGCATAGACCAGATCGCCGATGGTGGCCTTCGCCGCACGCCCCATTTTGGTAGGGACGTCAGTCAGCTGGTTCAAATCATCATTGATGATGGCCTGGCGGGTAATGGAGAAAATTTCACCGTAAGTCGCCAGCGCAATGGTCTCGCCTTTATCGCCTGTGGTGACGTATTTATACTCCGCCCCTTCACGTACCTGACGCAGTGACGGGAAGCCACCCATACCAACACGATGCGCGGTCTTGAAGTCGCTCAGGCTGCCTTTCTTGGTCCACAGCTCAAAGGTTTCTTCGGCTTCTTCCCAGCCCTGCAGCAGTGCTTTATTGGCAACGTCCAGCAGGATATTACCGAAGTCAGAGGTGCTGTGCGTCAGCGCGAAGCCGACCATCTGCATCGGGTTGTAACTTGCCACGCCGATACCGCGTTCTGTCAGGGACATGCGCGCATACTCACGCAGGGTCATGCCGTTATAGACGTTATCGCGTACCACCTCTTCATAGCCGGCCCGCGCCATCAGCGCCTGACGGATACCATCACCCACGATATTCCCGTTATCCGCATAGATATGCGTGGTGCTGGTTTTGTTGGAAGGGGTCGCTGTCTTGCCGAGCTCCGCCAGCAGCTTGTCCTTGGCCTGCTCAACGGTGCAGTCCAGATCGGCAATACACTGTGCCTGCAGGTCCTGGTGGCGGTTGCCGAACATGGCGAACAGATCATTAATGCCGTTGAGCCGTTCACGCTGTTCTGCAATCACCTGGGCGCGGATGGTGTCGGCGTTTACCGGATTCTGTGGTGCATCCGGCGTCGCGGGATTTTGCGGATCACGGGTGGCGGTGTTGCGCGGCGGGGTGACCATATTACGAATGCTTTTTGGCATCTTCTCAAATTCCTCAATACGTTTTGAATGGATACAGGCCATCGCCTGCAGTGACGGGGTCACCTGGTCGGCAAAACCCTGAGCCAGGCACTCTTCGCCGGTAAGCCAGGTTTCGTCTTCCAGCATGGCGGCAATCTCATCATGAGATTTGCCTGTTTTGGCCGCGTAGGCCGGGATAAGAACACTTTCGACTTTGTCGAGCAGGTCGGCATAGTCGCGCATGTCATCCGCATCGCCGCCCGCGAAACCCCATGGCTTATGGATCATGAGCATCGTGTTTTCCGGCATAATGACCGGGTTTCCGACCATGGCGATGACCGAGGCCATTGACGCAGCCAGGCCATCGATATAAACGGTGATGGCGGCGCCGTGGAACTTCAGGGCATTAAAAATGGCGATGCCGTCGAAGACATCGCCACCCGGCGAATTGATATGCAGTTTGATATGGGTGATATCACCCAGGGCTTTCAGGTTGGCCACAAACTGTTTTGCCGTTACCCCCCAGTAGCCAATTTCATCGTAGATGTAGATCTCGGCCTCGCTGTCGGCGCTGGCCTGCATACGGAACCAGCTATTTTTTACGCTGGCTTTCGGGCGGTTCATTACCCGGTTTCGTTTCCTGGACACTGGTGTCTCCTTTGTCATTTGCCGGGTCTGTGTCGAACACCAGCCCCTGTTTGCGGTTTTCATCCACCTCTGCCTTGCGGCGGCGTTTTACGTCATCCGGATTGGCACCGCGTGCGCGCACCCATTCGCTTTCCGTGGCCGCGCCACCGCGTAACAGCAGCTTCCACGCGGTCGCCTCTTTCACCGGGTCAATCCACGGCATGACCGGCCCCGAATACACCGCGTTGTAAAGCGATGCCTTATCCATACCGCGTGGCAGCTGGATTTCTCCCGAGGCGACAGCCATCTTCAGCCATGCGCGGTACATCGGGCGGGTGATCGCAGCAATAAAGGCATCCTGGAGAATGAGGTAACCTTCAGTGGACTCCACCAGCTCCTGGCGCTGGGCGCTGTAGGTACCGTCATAATTCCGGGCGATGCTGGAGAAGCTGCCGCGGGAACCCGCAGCAACCGCACGCAGCTGGCCGTTGCGGAAGGTTTCGAGGTTGGGATTGGGCCGGTCGGATTTGATCATCCCGATATCTTCACCGGGACGCAGATCGTCAAACAGCATGCCGGGTTCGATATTAAGCTCGCGTGACCCGCTGTCAGCATCGTCAGGATAGGACTGGCCGTCCCCTTTTTTGATGAACATGCCCAGCGCGGCAGCGATACGCGCTGCGGTCAGTTCGGCGTCCTCATATTCCTTCAGTGCAGACAGGCGCATCATCACACCCGCCAGTAGTGAGTTACCGCGTAACTGGTGCAGGCGGCGCATGAACTTCAGATGCAGCATGTTTTCAGCGACGATATCTTTGGTTTCGCCCAGCATCATCCCTTCAGCGGGCATGTTGCGGTACACCAGATATTTCACCGGACGCCCCCAGTCGTTCAGATAGATGCCCTGGCTGAGTTTCTGGCTGGGATCGGTTTTTTCCAGCGGGACAAAATCCGGCTCCAGCGCCTCAAGCCAGAACGGGATGCCTGCCACCGGTGACAGGCCGTTTCCTGTGCCGCTTACCAGCTGGGCAAAGACTTCACCATCACGCAGCCAGGTTCGCGCCATCAGGCGCTCAAGCACAGGCCGCGTAAACTGCCCGGTTACATCAGGAGACACCGACCACTCAGACCACTTTGCGCGAATCTGGGTGGCCAGCCCGTCAGCCAGCTGACCGTTTGCCAGCAGCGGTTGGGGCTCCACAATGATGCCCTTTGCGCCGACAATGCGTTCCTCCAGCTTGTCGAGCACACCAATCACCAGATCGTGATTGCAGTCCAGCCAGCGCGCCTGCTCGCGCAGGGAGCGACCACCGAACTGGGTTAACTGGTTGGCGGTGCGGTTTTCGCGGCGGGCGCGGTGAGTACGCGTCGGCATTACCGCTTCATATGCCTGGATCACCATCCGGGAACGCAGCCGCGCTGCTTTCCATCCCGGTGAGAGCAGGCCAATTGCATTATCCAGCAGGCTCATCGCGGAAACCTCGCCAGTTTAAATCCACCGGAACCGCGTCCCGCTGCAGCGGCAGTTGCCGATGCCAGTTTTCGCTCCCACTCCTGGCGGCCTTTACGGATTTCACTAAGGTTTTCCATGGTCATCTGCTGGCCATTAAAAGTGATGGATTTCCCCTGCAGCACGGTTAGCTCCGCCTCGGTGTAGCGGTCGACCATATTCTGGATATCGTTAAGCGTCACACCCAGCCTCCTGATGTTGATGGTGCCCAAACCGAGTCACGGGATGGTGACTTAGCCTTCTGCTGAGATACTGCCGGTACCGGCTTAGTAACAGCCTCCAAAGCTGTCGGGCCATCTGCCATTTCAGCCACAACCCAGGAGTCGCGGCGCGCCCATTCCGGCGCATCAGGCCATTTAATCTTTTCGTAACCATGCAGAATGACCAGCGCATGTGCATACACCATAAGGTCAAACGCCTCATTAGCGCCCTTACCGGGCTTCGTCCATTTACCATCAGGGGAACGCTCCTCATAGGTCAGTTCGTCGTAGAACCACTCCCCCAGCCAGTCGGGGAAATGAACATAGTTCGGCCCGGGAACATCACGCCACAGGGCGTTGTTGATCCGGTCCTTTAGTGCATTGGTTTGCAGAAGATAAAGAGGAACATCACCTGCCGCCTTTGCGCGGCGGGAGGAGCGCCCGGTGTTATCGGGATACGTTCTGGTGATGAGTTTTGCACGTGCCTGACTGTCACCCTTAAACAGCCAGACCCGGCGTTGCAGTCCATCCCGGCGACAGCGCCGCCAGAATTCATAAGCGTTATCCGTAACCCCGTCCTCACCGCCGGAGTCCACCGCCATCGCCATCAGGCCCATGCGCATTCCGGGCTCGCCTTCGATCGCCCAGGTTTTCTCCAGCACATCCGTGCGCAGCAGTTCCCAGTCCTCCGGGTAGCTTGCCGGATCGATGTGAAAACTTTCGCCGTCGGCGTTCGTACGCAGGGACTGAAGGATGTTATAGCGGTCCACTATCCACCGCTCACCCTGTGCGCCATAACCCACGACCTGAACAACAAACCGGCGGTTGCGTCCGCCCTGCACATCAACCGTGGCCACAAGAAACTGAACACCGGCAGGCACCCGGCGTTTTTCCACTGGCTCGGCGCGTTGTTGCAGCGCTTCACCCTTACGCTGGTTAAGGCCGGATCGCGGAAGGTAAGGAAGTCCCCAGTCGGTATTGATAACCGTCTTGAGTGTTTCTTCGCTGCCCGTAACTTCGTAGTCCTGCTCAGCCGTCAGCAGCTTGTAAACCAGTTGTGCCCAGGTCTGATATGCCGCGGCAGGCCCCTCCATCCAGAACGAGGCGATGCGGGAGCGCCGCGCCTCGCCGGTGATACTACCTTCGCGATCAATTTGCTGCCCTTCGCGCAGCCAGACCCCCTTAAGGTTGAGCGTACGCTTCATATCTGCGGTGATTTTCCCGTTGCATGACGGGCAGCAGATATGCGCGGCTTCGCTGGCTTTAACGGTGTCACTGATTTCACGGTAGCCAGTCATGGCATGCATTTCCGGCTGGAAATATTCGCCGCAATGCGGGCACGGCCAGTACCAGCGGCGGCGATCGCCGCGGTTATAGAGCGCCAGAATGCCGGTCGTTGGCGGCGCTTCATGGGGCGACGTGCGCCGCCATTTGGTATCAATGATGTCCCGCCCGGGAGAGCTTTCCACAAGCGTCATACCCGAGGACATAAAGGTGGTGGTACGTTTTGACGCAAGCGAAAAGGCGTCACCTTCCCCGTCGATATCCTCGGGGAAACGATCATAATCAGTCAGCGCAACGCACTTGTAATCCGAGGAGGACATGATGTTCACTGACGGCCAGCCAATCTTCAGGTAGTTGCCTGCCCGGAATGTGCGATCGTGAACGTTATTATCGTTACGCCGCGGACTGAGCCGGCTCTTTACCTCAGGGCTACAGCGAAAGGTACGGTCAAGACGCTTTTTCGAGTGTTCGCGCGCCTTCTCTTCCGTCATCTGTATGATCAACATATCGGAGGGGTCACAAACCACGTTGTAGACCACCCACCCGTCAATCAGGCCAATAGTTTTCCCGGTTCGCGCCGGGCCTACAAACACGACGGCATCATATTCACGGGATGCCAGGCAATTCATTGGCTCTATAACGTAGGGTGCAAGATTCGGGTCCCACGGGACCGAGTTTCCCGCGCCCATAGGGACACGCATATATTTACTGACCGCCTCGGCCACCAGCATGCGTCGCGGGGCTCGAAGAATTCCAGGCATATCCCTGCGGATACCCCTTGCGGATGCCCGCTTCGCCATCAGTCCTCCTCAGGCTGGTCCTCCTCCGGTTCTGCGTCCAGAACCCTCTGGGCTATCTGGTCACGTAAATCATCAATAACACTCTGCACGCGGGCGACGGCTGCGGGCGATAAGGCACAGTCACGCTCAAGGATATCGGGTAACGTTTCCAGAACCTGAACCACGGCCTTTGACATGACCGCAAATTCCCGGGCGACCTGCTCCGCCGGAATAAGTTGCCCCGTTTCCTGCTCGAACTTGATCCGTTCGTTTTCAGCTTTCCAGTGTGCCAGCCGATCTGAAGGGGTCATTTCATCAGTGCTTGAGGAAACCGTGGGCACCATGAGTTCCGTCAGGATGTCGGTGACCAGATAAAGTTTCAGCTTGCTGTTACTGCCAGGGGCTGGCTCGACGTTTTTAAGCCTGGCGGCTACCGTCTGGCGATGCACATTAGTGATCCCGGCGAGCTGGTTGATGTTGAGCTTCAGGGAAGCGATTTCCTGGTCCATGATGGTGAGCACTTTTTAAACGTTTCGACATCTTTGCAAATCGCCACAGCGAAAAATCAGCAACTTGCGCACATGATGATGATGACCATAGATCTCAAAAACCAGCCGTTTTCCGCGTGCCCGCCGCCTCGTGGCTAAGACCCCCTCCGGGAGGACCCGCCATAATGAGATATATTCTCATTTGCATTTGAGAGGCATTGCATTTAGCCATCCAGACACCCGCTATAGGCGATTAAGGGTGAATCAACAGCGTCCGCGATTGAACAGCAACCCGCCAGGCTGCAGTGCGTTGCGGATAGTATCGTTTAGCGCCTGCTCAATTCCCTTCTGAAGGCTAATCACAGTTGAAGCGTGGGCAGCTGATTGCGTATTCACTTGTTCCACCAGCGACTGGAACAAATCGCTGTTACGCACTGCATCGAGTACAGCTTCGCGCATGTCGTCTGACAGACGGGATTTGGTTGAGTTACTGCCTACAGCATGGTGAGCCAAAATCACGGCAGGGCCAGGGAAGCCGCCAAACGGAAGATGACCGCCATGAGACTTGTAGGCAGTGCTATTGAGCGATACAGGATCGTGCTCATCTTCTGCTTTCATCTGGCGGTCATCCGCCTTGCTTTTAAGTTCGGCGCTATTGCCGGTCATGATTGCGCCGCTAATACTGGCTGACTGGATTGTCCCTTCCTGGATATACGCATCGTTGATGAAGTTCTGGCCTACCTGCACGCTAAATGTTGCAAATGCGCGAGCCAGCTTATTAATCCCCTCCATCACAGCCTGAAGCTCGCCGGCATCCACTTTGATACCGGCGGTCATGTTGTAGCTGTTCGTCTGTACTGGTTCAGGTTTATCAGCAGCATGCAACACTCCTGATTTTTTCAGGTGCCAGCCATTAGCGGGTTTCGCTTCTTTTTCTGAACTAAGAAAAACACGGCTGGTGCCATCCCGGGCACCGTATTTGTCCACTGTTTCAACCACCAGCTGGTAACCCTCAGGCTTGATTACTGTGAGTGAATAGCCGTATCCGCTTGTCGTCATTCCGACGAACTCGCGACGTCCAACCAGCAACCTTTCATTCCCCTTTACCGCATATACATGCGCAGTGATGTGCTCGCCTGACGTAGATATTGAACCGTCGCTAACAAGTGAAGGTATGCCTAATGCCGGAACGCTCAGAACTATTTCTGTCATGCGGAAGGTGCTGCTCATTTGTCGTTTCCTTTTAGATGTGAGCCTGTCGCACGGGACAGCCGCCCGAGAGAAGCGGATCCCCAGGCTCACGGCTGAAAGACTCTCTTTGGTGCGCGTACGATGCGCATAAAATAGCCTCACCTGAAGCAAGGCGATAAACTATCTTTAAAATGCTGGTGGAGAGACCGGCTGGCTGCTCAGGGACGAGCAGCTAATGATTTTGTTTAAGATTAAACTTAAAGAAACAAAATAATCATTCATATGTGTGATTTATTCACCGCTTACGCTTGCAGTTTCTTAAGAATTACTAATACTCAAGTTTCCTGAGCCAACAGGAAATAAACTTAACCTTTGGTAGCACCATAAAAATGTGTGCGGAAAGCACAGACAGAAATCTACTCTGACTCGCCCTCCTACCCGGGGGCTTTTTTTTGCGCTGAAATAGCGTTTTTTCTAAGCACTTATTAGGTTAATTATATTAAACACATTTCTGAGATATTTATTCTTATCTCTATATATTTTAATGATAAGTACAATATATTTAACAACGTAACGTTTTAATGCAATTGCATCTCTCAGGAACAGACGGATTTCATGTTCCTGAGAGTCTTTTGTATAGCGTTAATCTCTTATTTCACTGCTTCATACCAGGCCTGCCAGCGATACGTGTTAAGCCGCAACTGGCGCATGCACCCGGCGGTCTCTACATCTGCCTGCAAATCCTCATCGCTGTTCTTTCCGGCGTCACTTGCCCTGCACGGTTCCTGCATCAAATCCGCTGATGGAGTTGGCAGCGTCGACGGCACGCTGGCGCAGCCGCACAGACTCATAATCAAACTTGCACACAGTACGGTTCGGATCCTGAACATATTTCACCACGTCGCGGGTTATGGTCCGGTAAATCACTCTGGCTTCGGCATTTGCCGCAGCGGCTTTCTTCTCTACCGGCTGGATGGCTTTCTCGGCCTTTTGCTTTTTGTCCGCCGCCTGCGCGTTAATGTGGTCAGCGTGAGCATTCCACCCGGAACGCCAGGCAATAAGCGCCGTGGCAGAGATGCTGACCACCAGCGCCAGAAGAACATAACGCCAGTTCATACCAGCGCACCCCGAGCACGGTTGTAACGCTGACGGCGGTCTTCAAGCCCGTTTTGTCCGCCGTTAATGATTTGCGTGACGCGGGCAAGGTCGCCGGAGTAAAGCAAACAACCGCTGGTGGAGTAGAACCATGCCGCCGAACGCGCTGCGTTACACTCCTGCTCCAGTAGTTCGGGGCTGGTAACCAGGTCGAGTTTCAGCGCGGTACCGCATTTGGTGTAATTTGCCTGGCCGGTGATCTGAATCAGGCCGCGACCGCGATATTTCCAGCCGTCTCCTGCCGCTTTGTTGCCCAGGCGTTTGCTGTATACCAGATTTGCAATGGCACGCTGGCGCTCCAGTGGCAGCACCTTTTCATACGAGCGGCGGCCCAGCGCGTTTGCCTGGTCCTGAGTAAGCCGCCCGGCGCGGATGAAACCCGCCAGGCCTGCCACGCTGTAATTCATGCTCTCCACCAGCCGGGTGAAGCCAACAGATTCATGCCCGGTCTGAGCGATAAACATCGCCTGGTCAGTCGGTGCAGTGATACCGAATTCTTTCATGGCCGCTTCAATGTGCGGAAACCAGCGCGCAGCTAATCCGGCGCTTATACCAGCCGCCTGCTGAAATTGTGATTGTTTCATTCAGACCTCAGGACATAGAAGAGCCGCGCCACATTACCCCGTGCCCTGAACACGGCTGCGCAGATAATCAGGTTGATTGTCACGGTTGCCCAGTGGGTATGCAGGTAGGAGTCAAACAGGTACCGTAAAGGTACCGATGCATACGCCAGAATAATCAGATAGGCCAGCCATGACGCCCACGGGTTATGCCGCCCGCCTGGCTTACGGAACATCATCAGGCGCAAAACAATGGCGGCACAGGCCACCACGTTTGTTAGCACCAGCGGATCGTTAGTTACCATTGGTTCCCCCTCTCCAGCGTGCCAGCAGCTTTAGCGGGTCCTGTTCACTGAAAAAAGTCAGCGTCTTGATTGCCACGGCAGACAAAATCACCGCTCCGAGCGCGTCCAGTGGCTTGTCTGCGTAGCCCGTCAATTTTGCCAGCCACGAACCCACCAGCCCGGAGCCATAGACGCCAGCAAAATACGACACGACGAAATACGCGGAACGGCGAAAAATCGTCAGGTCGGCAGCGGTGGCCACATAGAAAACAGCCCCGGCGAAAGCGCCGAACACCACACCGTAATCCGTGCCGGTAAGCAGTCCATAAATGCTGGCACCGGTGAGCGCGCTACCGGCAGCTACGGTACCGGAAAAAGGTTCGGACATTTCGCCCCCTCTTGTGTGTGAGTCCTCTCAAGAATGAGGGGAAATAAAAAAGCCACCAGAGGGTGACTTAAGGATCTAATCTGACAGCTATTTTCCGGACCTCATCAACCGTCTGGTCGAATCTTTCCTTTTCAAGCTCAACACCTATTGCTCTCCGCCCAAGTTCAAGCGCAGCTTTAATCGTGGATCCCGAACCCATAAAGAAATCAGCCACTACATCGCCGTGGCGACTGCTCGCAGAGATGATCTGGCGAAGCATATCCGCAGGCTTTTCACATGGATGTTTTCCAGGGTAGAACTGGACTGGCTTGTGCGTCCAAACGTCGGTATATGGCACAGCAGCGGTGACAGTGAAATGCCGCCGGAGGCTTTTATATTCTTCCAGTAGCTCAGCGTATTTACGGTTTAATGAGTGCCAGGTGGCGACCAGCTGATGATGTGGCTTTTCCAGTAGCTGATCTCGATGCCTCTCAGTGGCGATTTGGTTAAACAGGTTCTGTAGCTTGTGATAGTCCACTTCATTTGGTAATTGCCACTGACTCACACCAAACCAGTGTGATGCCATATTTTTCTTTCCCGTAGCCTCAGCGATTTGCTTTGAGGAAACACCGAGCGCCTCACGAGCATCACGGAAATACGAGATCAAAGGGGTAAAAATATGCTTCTTGAGCTCGTTTGTTTTTTCTGCGAAACCATCACTTTTCGGCCTGTATGGCCCCTGATAGTGTTCAGCAAATAAGATTCGCTCTGTTGCCGGGAAATATGTGCGCAGGCTTTCCTTATTACACCCGTTCCATCGCCCCGACGGTTTCGCCCAGATAATGTGGTTAAGAATCTTGAACCGTTCACGCATCATGATCTCAATATCTGAAGCAAGGCGATGACCAGCAAAAAGATAAATACTTCCGTTGGGTTTAAGAACTCGCCAAAACTCTGCAAGGCACATATCAAGCCAGCGAAGGTAATCCTCATCACCTTGCCACTGATTATCCCAGCCGTTAGGTTTAACTTTGAAATAAGGTGGGTCTGTGACTATTAGGTCGATGCAGTTTTCGGGAAGGGTTTGGATAAAATCCAGGCAATCAGCATTGATTAAATCAATACTGGATATATTTACAGTATTTTCCATAGATCAGTAAGCGGCACTCTGGTAGGCTCACTATGCTTTTGCGCTAAAGCGGTGGGCCATGGTTCGCTTGTGATCAACAGCATAGGCGAATGGCTGGTTGGTGCTCCAACACCTTCCAGCCGCCCATTTCCACAACAGAAAGCCCCCATTACTGGAGGCGCTTGTAACATCCAAACTGGAATATTGATAACTTCGCCATTACCAGTTGCGTAAGTATGAACTGGCAACGTGCCAGGCTCAGATGTGTATTCTCTGCAATTTCACCAGCTGTCGCTGGAGAAGAGCTTAATTCGTTATAAACTGCCTTTGCTTCTTCGGTCATATATGGCTGATTTTGCATGTCATTTTACCCGTAAAAGTGGTGTGACACACAGATAACTCTGGTTGCCAGAGCCATCAAGCGATATATACGACAGAAATAAAAAAACCCCGCCGAGGCGAGGTTCCTGAATTCTGTAGTTGCTTTTAGTCGCTGCCATCGCGGCGCAGCTCTGCCAAGCATGAACAAATAGAACAGTTTTCTGGCCCGTTTTCAACGCAGAGCCGATGAAATAGCACTTTTTGTTAAAATAGCTTTTTTACTCATCATCCAGTTTACGCCGTACTGCCAGGAATGTTTTTGCCCTAAAAATCTCAATACACCAGCGCACACGCTTACGGGCCTCGCCGTTCGTCAGCCATGGCGCTACAGACTGCAATTCACGCGCAATGTCGGAAATCTTGTTTCTCGTCGTGTAGAACTGCATGCCCACCAGATAAACAGGATCATCAGACTTAAACGTCTGCAACATCACCGCTTCGATAAAATCTGCATCCTCCCGCCGCTCGGTTTCTTCGATCATTTCACGAACCGATAACTGCCCCCATAGCAACGTCTTGGCACGAGCCACACTTTGCGCTCCCCTGAACCCTTCTTTCCGTGCCTGCTCGATTGCTGCGGTAATGCGTGATAACTGTGTATCTGACCACTCCGCCTCTTTTGCCTGTGTCCAGAACCGGCTACAGTTCTCCAGCCGATACTGTGCTCGTGTTCTACCTCCGACGCACTCACCCCATACGGTAAGCAGCGATGCAATCCAGGCAGACTGAATCGTTGTTAGGGGCGTGAATTTTCCCAGATAACTTTTACGTGGCGCTGCAGCAACAATACCTAGCCCTGCATAATGCTGCCGGCGTTGACGTGGTGTCATTCTCTTCTCCTTTACGCCAGAACGCCGAGCGAAAATGCCCGGTCCAGCAAATAAATAATCATTTCCGGCTGCGTGCCGTATTTACGTTCAAACGCTTTAGGGTCGTTATGCAATTCGGTGTGGTGTATACGGCAAAGTGGGATCGTGAGGAAGTCATGCGCTTTAGTACCCATACCTCCCTGACGCCAGCCAATAAGATGATGAGCATCGTCAGCTGGCTGGCCGCAGCACTGACAAGGTTGAGTTTTAACCCAGCGGAGAAACTTCGCGTTCCGCCAGCGGTGAAGCTTGGGACGTGACATGGATGCCGCTGGCGGTTCTGGATCTACCTCGACTGTCACCACGGTTTTTACCGGTTCCTGGAGGAGCGATTCTCGAAATGTCGTCGCATCAGCAGCTTTACCCTGCATGATGCTGGTGGCCATTACTTCCGGCTTGATATCGCTTTCCCGCGTAACAGACTGAATAAACTTCGGAGGCAGATCAAAGGCGCGGCGGGCAATGCCTTCAGGCAGCAGATCGGTTAGCGCCATGCGAAACGCCCACCAGCACAGTTCCGCCAGAGAAACTTCACGATACTCATCAATGCGCAGCTTTAAACGAATCTGGTCTATTACCCATTCCATAACATTGCGCTCGGCAATAGCCTGCAGCTGCCGGGTTGACTGGATGCGCAGCAGGTTGTCACAGCTCCAGCACAACCTTATTGCGCCTGGTTCATGCCGCATCGTTACCAGTTCGTGATGGTGGTATTCGCTATGCGGCCACTGACATCCGCCGCGGCGCAGTAGCCAGTTTTCCAGCGAAGTTATCCCACCTGCGGCCTGAATGACTCTCGAATCAAGCAGGAACGGACTAAGCTCGGGATCCTGTGCTAAGGGTTGATGCGCCTCCGGTACCGGACCACTCTCAAGGTGCGCCATATTGTCGGGCTGGCGTTCAACCAGCACCCGGCCAGAACTGAAGATGCTCATCAGCTCACTTCCCGGCTTCAGCAGAACAATACCCAGCCCTCTGGCGATATCGGGTTTCAGGAGAGCTCGCATAGTGGTGCCTCCGTGATAACGATCTGCCCGGTTTCGCCCCAAACCTTCGTTACCCGACAATCCCATACGTGGGCGTCGTCCGCGTAGATGGCATCCATCAGCGCCTTCAGCATGTTGTCGCAATCAGGTTTTGCCTGATGGGGCTGGCCGTCATGCTGCAGGCGTTTCTTCTGACTCCAGCTCAGTGGCATCGGGAGGATGAACGTAACGTGTGCTCCGGCTTCCGGCAGCTCGACGCCCAGCAGCCGAACGCGATCGCAGAACGCGCGGTACCGGAGAACCTCCGGGCGCTTTTTCCACTTATCAGCACGCGTCATGCGTGGTTTACCCACAGGGGTAATGTTGTAGACCTTCATCAACGACCCCACATCCGCTGCTGGTAAGTTTTATCTGAACGCGGTGCCTGATCTGATTCGGGCAAAAGAGCGCTAACTATCCAGAACCGGACATCGCTTGAGAGGTTCTTTTCGGTTTTGATGCCGTTACGGGTGTAACGCGCCACCAGCTCGTCGGCTTCTTCCGTGGTGAGATTGTTGTATTTGAACCAGGTCATTTTCATTGGGCACCACCAGCGGATACCGGATACGAAAAATCGCTGGCGTCGATTAACGTCAGTGAAAGGATTGTTTTGATGTGATTTTGCGCCATGGTATCTCTCCGTGGCGCAGCAGGTTGCGGGTTGTTCAGGCCCGCGGTGAGAGTCTAACAGAGGGAATCGAAACGTGGTAGCCAGCTTTTTTAAGCATCTCGGTAAACATAGTCGGCGTACCAATTATCTCGTCTTCCGCCAGCGGCATGAAAGAAACTAAATCGCCCCGTCGGTACATCAGGGCGCGCTCGCATTCTGGAAAAGAATGCAGTTTCGCCACAATAACGCCATCATCGCAACGAATCACCACGTAACCTTTAGACGGCATGTCATCAACATCTTCCACTTCTTGTCCCCCAGCCAAAGCCTGAACGAATCAATACAAAACAAAAATCAGTAGAACCACTCGTCAGCACTTTCCCAGGTTTCCTGCAGAATATTTGCGATCTCGTCTTTATCGCCACCGATAACATTTAGCCCGTCATTTTGTGCCCGGCGAATGGTCAGCTGGCACCCATCGTAGCGCTTGTTTAATCGTTTTAAGAGTTCGTTTTCCAGCGCCGGGATCGCGCCATCAGGCAGTTTTTTTGTACGTTCGATAGTGATTTCAACCTTCATGATCATCCCTCTCATAAAAATACTGTATAAATAAACAGTACACCCATACGGGAGAATGATCAACTCGATAAGCGCACAAATTGCGACACAGGTTTGAAAAGTTAATGTGGTGTAACCCATTGAATAAAAAAGCCACTGTTTTAGTGGCTTCGGGTTTAACTCTCAGGCCGCCTCTTCACTGATGCGGCACAATTCGGGGAGATTTGCTCTTACCAGCGCCTCGGCAAACGGCGGCGGAACGGCATTGCCGCAACGCGCCACCTGCTTATCCTTTGCATACTTCACGCCGCGATAGTCACGGTCAATGATGTACCACTCCGGGAAGCCCTGAGCGCGATACAGCTCATGCGGTTGCAGCATGCGCATGCCAATATCAACGATGCGGTACACGATGCCATCCACAGTTACCAGTCCGTCGCAATCCTCCCCGCAGTACTCCCGCAGGAATGCCAGTACCTGCGCCGCGCGCCCCTCGTCGTAAGACTCAACCGCAAGCATGGTTTCGACTTCACCAACATGAAGGCCACCGGCTGTGATGGTCGGCATCGGCTCGTCTGTCCGCTGTCCGTCCCGGCATGTGCCACGCAACTTCACCAGATGCGAAGTGACAAGACCATGATGATCCGTGGTGGTGACCGTGTGGGCCGGTTCGTCAAGAGCCACGCCAGCGCCCTGGTAGTTGCCACCGAAGTGCTTAACCAGGTTCGCTGCCACCAGCCCGAACTTACCACCACCAGCGACCACAGTTCCCAGCGGCTTATGCAGGCCAGGCACACGTGGCTCCTGCCCGGGGCGTTCGCCATATCCCATCTGGATCAGGGTCGATGTCACCAGCTGCGATTTTCCGCCACCACCAGCTGTAATCGTGGCACTGGGCTCATCGGCACCGTGCCCAATGCTGGCACCGAACTGACGGGCAATTACTGGCGCAACGACGCATGACCGTGACTCTTTCAGGATGGTATGCGCGGGTTTATCCAGCGGGCGCGGTTTGGCCTGATATTCGCTGCCACCATTACCTGCCAGGAACGGGGTAAGTGCGGCTTCCACCACGCCCAGCGCATGCCCGTTTCCGCCAGGGCGCCTGGATGTGCCAGCGGTTACCGTCGGTACCGGCTCGGTGACTGCCTGCCCGGTTGCGCCGGTACGGAATTTTGTCAGGTGCGGTACCGCGACAGCATAGCCGTGTGTTTTGGTAATGGTCTGTAGCGGCTCCGCCAGCGCCTGCCCACGGAAACAGTCGTAACTGGTTCGGTTGCTGGTGTGATTACACTTCACGATGAACGGCGACGCATTGTCGATCACGAACCGCTGAATGCCTCGGGCAATTCGTTTGAGCGTGTTTTCCGCCAGCGGCTTTTTGCGGTCGAATATGGACGGCGCGGCGATTGACCAGTCGATACATTCAGCCGCAGTACGCCATGGCGCCAGGCTGCCCGCCTGGACCGCTGACGATTTAGGGTCGCCGTGTGTCGGCTTCGGCCAGGTTACCGGCACGCCGTCGCAACGCATCACCATGAAAAAGCGCTTTCTGATTGTCGGCGCGCCATAGTCACACGCCCGCAGCTCGCGGTGATCAACAGCATATCCGAGCCCGTCCACCAGTTGCTGCGCCTGCTCATCGTCGGCGGCAATGCCCAGGAACTCGCAGCACTCTGCCAGCGCCGGATGCCCGGCAGGAACACCACAGGAAAGCATCCCGCAGAACGCCTCAAATGTTTCACCTGCGCGGGTCGGATCCGGGCGCATCTCTGCCGCCAGCAGTGGCCCCCACGTTTTAAACTCTTCGACGTTCTCCAGCATCATCACGCGTGGCCGCACCGCCAGCGCCCAGCGAATAACGATCCACGCCAGACCGCGAATTTCTTTCTCAACTGGCTTTGAGCCCTTGGCCTTCGAGAAGTGGCGGCAATCCGGGCTAAACCATGCCAGCCCCACCGGGCGGCCTGCCGTCGCCGCCATTGGGTTTACATCAAACACCGATTCGCAATAGTGCAGAGTATCCGGGTGGTTGGTGGTGTGCATCGCGACGGCGTTCTCGTCGTGGTTGATGGCAATATCCACACTGCGGCCAGTCGCCAGCTCAATACCGGTAGACGCCCCGCCGCCACCGGCAAAATTATCAACAATGATTTCTCTCACGCGTATTTCTCCATGGCAGCGGCCAGCGAACGGGCAGCAGTGACGATCGCCGGTACCGGCATTTTTTCCAGCCACATACGGTTGATGTGATGTTTCAGGCGGCGCTGGTGGTGCGCCGGAAGATCCACGGCGCTTTCTACCTGCGAATAGACCATGCCGACCTCAGCTGGCCAGATTGTTTCCGGCACATCCACCAGCAGCAGGCTTTCCAGCTCTACGATGCGTTTTGTGGCGTACTGCATTAAATTATCTGACTCTGTCATGCCGCTCCCACCTTAGCTGACTCACCCGGCAGCTTCTGGTTGGCGCTGACCAGCAAATCTTCCAGCCTGCTGAACAATCCACGCAGACGTATAACCTCGGCATCCTGAGCGAGTCGATAGGCGGCTGAATTTATTGCCCGGGTAAGGTGATTAACTGTCGCGTTTTCAGGCAGCCCGAGAACATCAGCCAGTTCGCGTTGCGCCCGGTTCAGGCTTTCAGCCTGTCGCTCTATCTGCTCGCGTTGCCAGCGAGCCTCCTGCTCTGTCTGCTGGAAAACTTCTGCACGGCGCTTTTCCTGATTCTGAATAGCCGATTCGAGGCGAGCTTTTGCGTTGTAAGCCTGCGATACCAGTCTGGCAATCTCGTCGCCATGTCGCTGCGCCAGCCGTCTTTCATCAACATAAACCGGAGCGCTGCGCATCATAAGTCGGGTACGCTCGGTTTCACGGCGGATTCCGTCGATAACCAGTTTTATCCAGGCGTCGCGCGGAAGGTTGTCAATGGATCGCATGGTCGGACCTTTCAGGGTATGCCATCCGCTTTCTTTACGAACCATCAACCCGCAGCCCTCCGGAATATCAGACTTTTTCAGCATTCCCTCGGGAACGGCAAAGACTACCGCGCTGGCGTACGCAAAATATTTCGTGTATTTCCCGGCAGTCACATCGGCGCGGAAGTCGGAGACGCTGACCTTTATTTCGTAGACGACGGGGCAAAATTTGCTGAATGAGCACGGGATCGCGTAAACATCCGGGCGCGCGGTACCGCTTGGCCCAAGCTGCATATCTTCCCAGACGATTCGCGCGGTATTCTGCCGCAAATGTTCAGCAAGATCGTGGACTAACGCATCATGTTTCCAGTTCACGCTGCGTCTCCTTTGGTGAGTTCTCCAGCAGCTGACTTCAGCGCCTCAATCGCCAGAACCACGTCATCAACGCTGTCTGCCCTGGTAGCCTGGCGCATGGCCGTCTCCCACTCGATTTCGGCTCTGACAGCGGCGTCACGTTCCAGGCAAGCTGTACGCGCCGCTGCCAGCGCGCAGTCCAGCCGCCCCGCCAGTTCAGTCAGCAGTTGTGCCGTCTTCGGATTTTCGTACTTAGCGACCACGTAGGTGGCGCGAATTAACTGCTCATGGGTCATGTCTTTCATGCGCGGGCGCTCCCGAAGATTTTATGGATTTGATAGCCCTGCCAGTTCTGGCGGCAATCATCAGTGATTACGTTTACTGGCTCAGATGGTTTTTCCGGCTCCGCTGGCTTGATTTGAGATTTCCGCGCTGCGCGGCGGGCGGCACAGTCAGCTTTACGCTTTGCCTTACGGCGCTCAGCCAGTGCTTCCACGTACGTCTCGTAATCCTGAAACGTCAGGAAATAACCCTGTTTACCCTGTTTGATGATGTTCCCCTTCCTGCAAATCTGAGTGAGGAAGTCGCGCGTGATACAGTCGCTGGTACCAAGTAGCGTTTTTATTTCCGCATAGGTCAGTCTGCGTCGCTCTTTCAGCTCAGCGAGCACGGCATCCACACGACTCAGAAAGGTTTCTTCCGGCGTTTTATAGTCAGGTGCAAGCGCGTAAACATACTCGCGCCGCCGCCCTGAACGTACCACCTTCCCGCTACGCAGCAGGCCACCCAGTAGCGTTGAGGTCCGGTTTGGGTCCATGCCTATAGCCGCGGCGATTTCATGCAGATTTCCTTCCCGGTTAGTCAGGAAGCTGATCACGTCGTTAACAAAATTCGTTGTCATGATTTCCTCACTTCACCACACTCAGGTGGCTGACGTTTTTACGGTAACTGGCCCAGTTGAAGTTCACCCATATGCCGCCATCCATCTGCAGGCGGTCCATCACCCTATCGCCCAGTACGGCGGTCAGCTGGGGGTGATTCAGGTTGGTCAGCACACCGACAGGTTTCAGGGCTGCCAGGCGGCGATCGATAATCTGGTTCAGGATGACGAACTCGCCGCGCGTCTCGCGCTGAACACCCACCTCATCGAGAACCAGCAGGTCAACGCGGCAAAGGTCATCCAGTAACGCGGATTCTGATTCGCCCTCGTCGTAGCAGGCGCGAACGCGCAACATGAGGTCAGGGATGGTTACAATCAGCACCGTGGCGCCACGCCCGAGCAGATGATTTCCGATCGCTGCCGCCAGATGGTTTTTCCCGGTACCGCAGCCGCCGCTGAACACGAAACTGCCAAATCCGGTACCGAAGTTCTGCGCGTAGCGCTTCGCCATCGTCAGCGCCAGCTGCTGTCCCTCGCCGTTCACCTGGTAGTTTTTGAACGTGCAGCTGCGGTGTAAATCCTGAATACCGGAGCGCCCGAAAATCCGATCCGCACGCGCTTTCTGGTTGAGTTTCTCCACCTCAGCGCAGTGCTTGCGGCCCTCTTCCTGCTGCCAGGCCATAAGTTCTTCAGCACTGGTAAACTTGGGTTTGATGCCCGCCGGCATGAGTCGCTGCAGGCGTCCGATTAATTCGCTGCTGGTTTTCATGATCACCCCGTGAATCCGTCCGGAATCGTGTTATCAGGTTGCGGAATTGCGAATGCCGTAGCCTTCTGCCGCCCCGTGTTGCGCTTTGCCTGTTCCCGCTGGCTTCGCAGACTCTGTGCAAAAGTCTGCTCCCACTGCTGATGGTGCTTAACGCGGCCTTCGACAGACCAGTAGTCCCGGAACTGCTGAAGCTCCTCCGGCGTATAGCCAGGCGCTTCGCCGAGGATAATTCCCCACAGCGCGGCGCGGCGCTCAAACTCAGGGGCTGGCTTCCAGCTGGTGGTGATCGTGAATTTGCCTGGCGGAGGCTCGAACATGTCTTGCGGGTTTTCTTCCCCCTGAATTTCTTCAGGCGCGCGCTCATCTCTCTCTCTTTCTTTAAGATCTGTATCTATATCTGGATCTTTATTAGTTGAGCTCCCGTTAGCGTCCTGTTCACACGGAATATCAACGCCTTTTGAACGGTCGTTAGCCCCCCGTTCTTGTTCCGTTGGTTTCTTGGCTTTTCTGGCCCTTGCTGAGGCTTTACCGGCTGCGGACTTCTGACTTACCGATGAACGGACTGCTTCAAGATCCCTTTCAATCCTTTCATGTACCCATTCAATGCCGTTGTCGTTGAAAAACTCTTTTAACGATGACTCAACGGCGCTCCAACGGTCGTTACTTAGCCGTGCGATTTTAGCGAGGCGGTTTTTTGGTATTGCTCTCCCGGTTTGCCAGTAATTGAACATGAGGAGCAAATAAGCCCCATGCTCCTCCGTGGACAAGTGCATGGTGTCCGCCAGGTAATCAGCAATGTAAAGTTGCATGTAAGGCAGCGCTGCCATGAATACTCCTGCTATCCGGTTGCCCGGACGTTGTGGTCATTGGTCAAAACTCGTTTCAAATACACTGCGGCGCCACGGCGCTAATACTTGCCAGCAGTGGGCCTGCGGCATCCGCCGGTAACATGTTAAAAAGTGAAATTGCAGCTTCCCGGATCTCTTTCTCCAGCTTGCTGGGAGGAGCGCCTATCAATTTGGCCTGGTGAGCCTCGCTACATTCTTTAACCGCGCTGGCCACCAGCTCAGCTTCGGTTTTTCCAGAACGTAAGCCGTGCCTTCGTGCGATTTCAATTGGCATGGCTGCGGAAATTGCCGACGCCAGCTGCATAACGTAAGAGGTGTATTTCGAAGAACGGTGTTCATTCTTCAGATAGCGGAATAAATTCTGCTTATTGACGGTGATCCCTCGCCCACCTTGCTCATGCCACTGTTCTTCCACCAGCAGGGCAATTTTTTGTTGCGCCTGTCCGGGGAGGGTCGATTCCCACTCACGAACGGCAGCAAATAACGCCTGGTGGCGAATGCTATCCCTGCGGCGAGGCTCATACTGATTTTTCGTTTTCAGCGGAGCGATAGCCTTTTGTTTATCATGCTCATAACTAATGGCTTGCATTCACAATCCTTAATCATCTGTTAAAGGTGGAAAAACCTCATCTAATGAACAACTTGCCCCCAGAGCATTCAGCGCGCCAACGATACGGCGAGAATCTTCCAGGCTCGGCGTTCTCAGATTCGATTCATAGTTCGCCAAGCGTGGTTGGTTCCAGCCAACCTGTTGCGCAAGCGCAAGCTGGGAAATGTTTGCTTTTTTGCGGTAGTGAGAAATTAAGTTCATCCGACTCTCCTGTAATGTGTGAGCATTATTCACATATCGTGAATTGGATGTCAACATAATCGTGAATCGATAATGATTCACTTTGCGTGATAAAATCGACTCATGAAGACAATTGCAGAACAGATCGGCGAGCGTATTAAAACGCTGCGCATTCAAAAGGGATTAAACCAGGCCCAAGCTGCAAAGTTATGCGGATGGTCAACTCCCTCTCGGCTTGCCAATTACGAATCCGGTTTAAGGAATGTTGGCGCAGACGACGCAATGGTATTAGCAAGGGTGTTAGGCACAACACCAGGCGAGTTGCTATTTGGTGAGCGTGGCGAAGAAGATAAATGGCTCACAGAAAAACAAAGAGAAATGCTCAGTCTGTTTAAGCAATTACCTGAAACTGAGCAGGATAAAATGATTGAAGTTTTCCAGATCCGACTTAAAGAAATTGATGAGTACGTCGAAAAATACCTTCGCGGAAGGTTCAAGCCGATTGATGATCAATCTGAATCAAACAGCTAACTAAACTCCCATCATACAAAACCAGCCGCACGGCTGGCTTTTTTTTGCCCTAATATCTAAAACACTCACGTTTTGTGAAAAATAAAATTCACTTTTTGTATTGACGAAATATTCACGCCATGTGAAACTTCGAGCACATCAAGCAATAAGTCATCCAGGCAGGACGCCCACGAAGTAGCTGCCGGCGGCATACGAAACACCGGATGAGATGACCAGACTAATCGCGCAGCAGGTTTCAACCGTTCCGTCGGCCAGACGCAAAAGGCATCAAGAGGATAAAAACATGATCGATTACGCACGCAACCCTGTGGGGTGTCAGGCTATTCGCCTGGGCTGGTTTACGGCTCGTCTTCGCCAGCTCTGCTATTTCCTGGCTCAGAAAGGGAATCCGGAAATAGTTACGAAATGAATAGATCTAAGGCTGACGACCAACAGCCAGCAATGAAGTTTTAATCGAGTTTTGAGTAATGACCATGGCTGTTGCCAGCCTGATGCTCGTCGCGAAGGGCATCGAGATGGCAATACCGCCATCGCAACCAAACAGGAGACGAAGACCTGTTCTGGTTAAATTGGAAAAGTTCTCTTTGCCCGTCGCCTCGGCGGGCCTTTTTTCCGGAGGATTTATGTCAGCAAACGAACTGGCATTGCGATTCAGTAGCGCACCAGCAGAGCAGTTAATTGGCATCCTGCCCGTTCTGGAAGTCAAAGAGGCGCTACGCGGTGAAGTGGAAGAAGAAGTTTTAGAAGAAGTTTGGCAGGAACATCAGTTTGAAATGGATGCTGTAGAAGAAGAAACACAGGAAGCAAACCGGCTTGCGCAGAAGTTTGAATTGGCCGCTGAGTCGTTCGGTACCGCCATTAAGCTTGCGCTAACTCTCCCGCATGGTGAAGCAATACAGGTTCTGCGCGATGTGATTGAAAATAACCCTGGCTATGGCCGAGAACCGGTAAAGGGATAACCATGGAATTTGGAATGAAACGTGTGGTGGCATCGGTTCAGGCCGTCGCCGTCTTAAGCCGGGTTTATAACGGTTCTCCTGTAGCGCTGTCACTCATCAGCACAGAGTCGAAGCTTTCTGTTTCTTATCTTGAACAGATATTTAGCAAATTACGCCGCAATAACATCGTGAGTAGTCAACGCGGCCCAGGAGGTGGCTATCACCTCAACAAGTCAAATACCAGTGTGGCTGATGTTATCCGCGCGGTCACCGCAATCCCCGACGGCTTTAAGCCGGTAATGGACGCGCTTGAATGGGTTCCCGTCACGCAACTGGCTAACGGAAAACCACCTACCCCATAAAGCACAAAACCCGCGCAAGGCGGGTTCAGTACCCGGTTAGCCGACCAAAGCTTCCCGGAACGAGTTTTGAACAATGACCACAACCCGAAGGGAGCTATCAAAGTCCCGGGTATCTTACAGCCTTAAGGAGCCCGAATACAATGGCTACGTATGCGTATCTTATTAAAGCCAAAGCAAAAGCCGCTGAAGCAAAAAACCTTTTTTGCTGGTTTGACGCAAAATCCGATTCGCGCGCAGAACGCGAAATCCTCAATATACTGGACGACGCCGACATCGAAGTTGGTCGCGGAGCCGATTATCAGCTTCCGGTTCGTACGAACTGGTTTGTAGTTGATGACCTGCCCCCTGAAGGCGCCCTAGATGACACCTGGTGCGATCGCTATGAACTTGGCGAAGATGGAAAGTCCTGGAGCAAAATATCCAGCGAAGCTGGATCCGTTAACATTCCAACTGAACACACGCAACTGGCAGACTTAAGCGACAATGCCAACGCGGATGTGGCAAATACCCCTGCACTTCTCCGCCCTGTAGCGCGGCTTCGACTTCCGCAACGCCTTATTGCGTACCTGCTGAACGACACTGAAGAGAAAGAAATCAGCGAAACCCAACACGTCCAGATCGGCGCTATCGAGGCGGACGAGAATAACCTTTATGCACAGAACCTGCTGCAGGCTTGCCGGGACGTGTTGGGCGTTGACGAACTATCTGCCCATGTAGAGTGGAAACTTGTTCAGGCTGTAAAACAGCTTTTCCCTATGGATCAAACACATGAAGTAAGCACCATCAGCGCTTTCATTGATGCCTGGGTTAAAGCTGAACCGGGTGAGCGCCAGCGGCTCGTTAAGGATTGGGCGGATACCGCTCTGGGCCAGCCTGATATTGATAATCCCGTCACCACCGCAACTGAAATTGTTCAAAAATTGCCGAAAGCGGAAATGCCAGAGCTTGTAACCGTGGCAACCCTGCCATTCCGTCAACGTCTACTCGCTCAGTTTATCTCTGAAAGCGAATACGCTTACCACATCCAGGCAGAGCAGAAAAATGCCCTTATTGCACTGGAAATGGACGTGGATAACTCGTACGTACAAAACCTGCTCCTGGCCGCTGAAAACACCCCTTCCCTGAAAGACGTCAGGGAATACGACCTATGGAAACTGACCACGGCTTTAAAAGAAGCATTCCCTCAGGATAAAAAATTGCCTGAACTTGGCGTAATGCTGCAGTTCCTGAAAGCCTGGAGCGAAACCGCGTATATCGATAAAGGTCTGCTTGTGAAGGAATGGGCCAAAGGTAACCGCATTTCCGCCATTCAGCGCACAGACACTGGCACGAACGCTGGCGGCGGCATCGCGACAGATCGCAACCCGGATTATGAACACACTCTGGATACGCTGGATATTGAAATTGCAGCCGCGACGCTGCCCATGGATTTTGATATCTACAACATCCCAGGCGCCATCCATCGACGCGCCAAAGAAATCGTTCAGAAAAAAGAAAGCCCGTTCAAGGAATGGTCGGCAGCACTTCGCAAAACCGCGGGCGTTCTTGATTACTCGCGTGCGGTAATCTTCGCCCTGATCCGAAGCGCTCATCCTGAGTTTCATAAACATCCGGGACGCCTTACCAGTTACATCAACGCCTACCTGACCGAAAGCAACCACGAAAAGCCAACCGAAGAAATTCTCGCTGCTGCACGTCAGATTGATAGTGCCGCCGTCGTTGCGGGAGTAATTCGGGGTGATATTCCGGCAGATAATCTTGAAGCGTTATCTACAGAATTTGCAGTGGTTGGAAAGCTGGCCGTAGAGACTACTTTGAAACCTTCAGCCGAAACATCCAATCAGCCGAAAGTTGAAAGCCTCGGCGCTGGTGTGTTCTCCATCGAAGGGCTCGCATCATCTGAAAAAATAGACAGCCCGGTCATTAATATTGCCTCAAATGAAGTAGCAAAAACGGAAAACTCCGCGGAGACCACCAGCAATGTGCAGATGGAAGAGACTGTCAGTATCGAAGAGCAAAGTAATCCTCAGGTATCAGCGAGCCAGGCAACAACTGCAGGTGATGTTGAGCCTGATCCGTCGGCAGATACCGTAACAGAAGAAGGGGCAATATCCACCAGCAAACTGTTTACGCATCTAATGGTGGATTTAGAAACAATGGGCTCAAACCCTGACGCCCCTGTCGTCTCCATCGGTGCCGTATTCTTCGAACCATCAACTGGCGAGACAGGCCCGGAGTTCTATCAGGTGGTGGATCTCACGTCCGCTATGAACTTTGGGGCTAAACCGGATGCCAGTACCATCTTGTGGTGGATGAAACAATCATCCGAGGCCCGGTCAGCCTTGCTGGTTGAAGACGCTGCCGATCTTGATGTTGCCCTCACTTTGTTCAGTGAATTCCTGTGCGAGAACGCAGCTAACGGAGCTAAGTCGGTTCAGGTCTGGGGTAATGGTGCAACTTTTGACAATGTGCTGCTTAAGCAAAGTTATGATTTGGTAGGCGGCACGGCGCCCTGGCGGTTCGTAAATGATCGTGATGTGCGCACCATCGTGGAGCTGGGTAATGCCATTGGTATCAATCCGCGATACGACATCCCCTTCGAGGGGGATAAGCACAATGCCCTGGCTGATGCGCTCCATCAGGCTAAATACGTTTCGGCTATCTGGCAGCGCCTGACAGCAAACTGATTTCCGTAATTCAGAAATTACCCGGCCAGGCAATTATCATCTGGTCGGGTTGAGGAACAACGTGATGGCAAAACTCGTTACGCTTGAGGAATGGGCCGAAGATACCTACACCTGTCCTCCCTCTGTAGCAACGTTACGACGCTGGGCAAGGAACGGGAACATTTATCCGCCACCGGAACGGCACGGCACCAGATATCAGGTTGAGCCCAACGCGATCTATATACGTCCAAATAAACATTGTTTGAAAGCGCCCGTAAATGGAATGGATAAACGGCGCCCAAGAAAAGGCACATTGCTGGAGAAGCTGCAGAATGAGCAAAAGGCGGGAAAAATATGATTCTAATTTGCCAAGAAATCTGACTTACCGCCAGTCACGTAAAACCTATGCCTGGCGCAATCCGTTAACCGGGAAAGAGATCCCTCTGGGAAAAATTTCCAAGCGCGACGCGATAGCCCAGGCGATCGAGGCAAATAACTATCTTGACCAGAATTACTCCCCGGTCACCCTACTGGAACAGCTCAAAGGTGAGCATGAGTATACAGTTGCTGATTGGCTGAAAGAGTATCAGAAGATCCTTGATAAGCGTGATCTGGCAGAGGTTACGCTTAAGGCCCGTAAGGGACATCTTGAAACCATCGGCGAGCATTTTGGGAAAATGGTATTGACCAAAGTAACAACATTACATATCGCAGAATTTCTCAGAAGATGGACTGATGAGGATAAAATGACCATGGCCACAACCTTTCGCTCGGTTCTGTCCGACATTTTTCGGGAAGGGATCGTTAACGGGAGGGTATCGGTTAATCCGGTTGAGCCAACTAAATCGCCGAAGATTGAGGTGAAAAGAAAAAGACTTGATCTGGAGCTGTTTAATTCGATCAGGCGAAACGCGAATGTTTTGCCAGCGTGGTTTGCAAACGGCATGGACCTGGCAATTTGCACCGGGCAACGCCGGGAAGACATTGCCGCGATGAAGTTTTCCGACATTAAAAATGACCGCCTTCATGTCGTTCAGATTAAAACAGGAATGAGAATTGCGATTAGCCTGGACTTATGCCTGGAAAGCACCGGGTTGCGTTTACGTGATGTTATTGAGCAATGCAAAGTGGGGAACAGTTCTGATTTCCTGGTGAGCTCAGGTTTTCGCAAAAACAGCCCGCTGGGTAATATCCACCCTGATGGATTAACGAAAGGATTTGTGAAGGCGCGCAAAGATCTGGTTCATGCGTTGGGAGACAACCCACCTACTTTTCACGAAATCAGAAGCCTGGCGGGAAGGTTATATGAGAAAGAATTTGGCAAAGAATTCGCACAGAAACTGCTCGGACATGTTTCGGAAAAGACGACTGAAAAGTATCTCGATACGCGCCAAAACGATTTTATTCTGGTATAACGGTTGGGAAACCGGATATGATGATTCGGACAAGTTTCGGACATTTTCGGACGGAACCGCGTAAGTGCTTGTCTGGAAAGGGATACAAAAAAAGACCGAATACGATTCCTGTATTCGGTCCAGGGAAATGGCTCTTGGGAGAGAGCCGTGCGCTAAAAGTTGGCATTAATGCAGGCTGAAATCGCCTTGCCCTTTAAGAATAGATTACGATGTCAGGTTTTCCAGTCCGCGACAAAAGTGGTTCAAAAAAACGCTTCTCATCCGTAATCACTTAATAAAAAACCGCAATCCGTGGCTCACGGTATTGCGGTTTTTTTATGGCCGTTACAGGCCGCGCGGGTTTAGCAAAGGGTTTGCGCTTTTTTGATAAAGGGCGCCAGGCTTTTCTTCTCGCCTGGCTTCGCCGGATTGTCTACCAGCAACACATCAATCGACTGCCCCGTGGTTTTCCCGGCTCTCACTTGCGCCATGGCTTCATCGTTAATGGGATACTGCATCAGCGTCGCCGGGTTAATGACAAATAACGCATTGCCTGGCCGACACGTGAGCATCACCTCTTCACGGTTGAACGCCCAGTTGTCTTTACCCATCTCAAAGCGGCTTACCGTAATCACCTGTGGCGCAGCGGCTGCCGTTCCCGCACAGGCCAGTAATAGCAGTGAAAGTACTGTTTTTTTCAT